GTAGGGGCGTCGATGGCGTCGGGTTGGGGCGGTAGTCCTTGGGGCCGGGGTTAGGCCATGACTGCCAGCCCGTTTCGATATTCTCTATGTCCCACACCACACCAGTGGTGATGGCCTGGCAGGGTTGGGGCAGATTATCGGCACCCGATGCGCGGATGCTGAAAGTCGCCGGCGGGATTTGGTTATCCGCTGATCCTTGAGCATGCCATTTGAGATAATGGGCATAATTGACGCCGTCGAATTGGCGCTCTTCCTGTGGGGGTGGTCCTTGAAATACCATTTTAATTCACTCCTGTGATGTCAATGGTTCGTGGGTTGGTGTGGTTGAATGCGTATGGCGGCAATTGCAGAAGCACCTTTTCGGCCGGGTAGGCCGGGAAATGCTTTGCCGCTTCGCATTCGATGTGGAGATTGATGGCGGCGTTGTATGACGCCCATCCTTCCGCCATCGACGGCGCGTCAAGTTCGTAAATGGCAGGGGCGTATGGCGGTGTCTTCTCTATTACCAAGAATAAGAACGCATCGATGGGCTCACCGCTGGCCTGTGACCAGCCATATTTATAGCTGGCCCCCTGCTGATGGTAACCGTACTTGGCAACCGACTGTGCGAACCCTCTCGGGCTGGCGTCGGCGCTGGTCTTGAGGTCGATGATGAGTCGGGGTTTGGCGCAGTCCACCTTTAGTTTGCATTGTTTGCCGTGGTACTGCCAAAAGGCCGAATACTCGTATTTTGCGTCCTTCCCCGACAGGATGGCTGCGAAGGTGGAGTTCTGCCATACCCTGTCCCGCATGGTCATACAGGTATGATAGTCTTTCTCGACCAGTAGGATGGTGCCGGCCTTCTCAGCCCTGTCTACGGCTTCCTTCCATGCTTTCCCCCGGCGATCCTTCGGACCCTGTATGATGCCTTTGTCGGCCAGTTCCGGTTGAAGGACGGCCAGGTGTACGGCCTTGCCCAAGTCCATGGCGTCCGTTGGCGTCATGGGAATCTGGGCGTGGGCCGGGGTTTTGTTGATCAGGCTCCAGAGGTATGTATTAGAGAGGCCGTCAGTTGCGAAATACTCTTCATCTGGGATATCGTATATACCGGTCTTCATCATACCACCTCATTAAGCAAGGCCGCGTAGCCGGCTATATCGATATGGGTGTCACGGTGGTCCGGTGAGTTGATAAGCCGCGCCAGTTTGAATCCTATTAACATCATCCCCACATCGGCCGCGGTGACTTTATGACGTAGTTTGCTTTCGAGAATCGTGTTCCAGATCTGCGCTGTGCGGTCAAAGTTCACTGCCGGTGACCCATATTCATATTCATGGGTTTCCGTGGCGGCAGCGGCGGCGTCGAGAATGGCTTTCCTTTCATGCATTGTCGTTTCTCCCTTGATTGGTGCCCCAAAGGGCAATAAGTGCCGCTTCTGCGCGGCCGTCATCTTTCTTGCGTTTGAATAAGTCAGCACTAGCCGGGAACAGGCGCGTTGCGGCGGCTCTCGCCGCGGCTTTGTCGCGCTTGAGCCCCATATCCCTTTTCCATTTTCCTGGGGCAACAATGGAGTAGGGGATGGCCAAGGCTGCCATGACGCCCTTGAGGATGCCTACACCTTGGCCGAAATTGTATGCGGATTGCCGTCCCATGCCGAAACTGTTGACGGCCTCGAGGTATACAAAGTCGGGAGTGAACTCTCTTAATATGTCGGCTATGACGGCGCCGTTGATCTCTTTGTCCAGCGCCGGCATGTCTTCTATGAAGAGGCGGTTGTTATCTTCATGCTCATTGATGTTATAGAGCATGGCAATGGCGCCGGTCTTGCCGGGATCGATGCCGATAATCATTTCCTGTCCTTCAACTTCAACAGCTGGTCAGCTTGGGTAGCTTCGTGGAACCGCTTCCACGCCAGATTGTCGTCACCTGCCAATTCTGCGACACAAGCTTCCTTCAGCCGGGAGTCAACAGCGTTGATTTCGATTATCTTTTTGCCGTCAAGAGTTCTAATCCTCATTCATTCTTCCACCAGAGTTGTTTCCGCCAACGGCAGATAATGTTGTAGCGCAGCCTCAATGAGGGCCGTCATGCTGGTTCCGGTTAGGCGTGAAACGCGCCTCAGATCATCTTTGAGGTCGGTTCTGAGCCTGATATGGAATGATTTCTTGACGCTGGCCATGTGCCGGCCGTTCTCCCTGTCGAAATAATTCGCATTAGAACTTGACAGCCAAAATAATGATGTGTACACACAGGGTCAATTAGGTCTTTTGTAGGACTTAATGAGAGAGGGCATTTCGCCCACTAGAAATGGGAGAAGAAGATGACAATCAAGACATTTGACAAAGCCGCTTGTAGGATAGTCCGTGACGGTATCAATGAGGCCGTCAAAGCCTTCGCAGAAGAGAACGGAATTACCATCCATGCGGGGAATATCTCGTATCAGGAAAGCACCCTGACCTGCAAGGTTGAGGTTTCCATTAACAATGAAGACGGCACGGCGTTTGACAAATACGCTGAAGACTTCAAAAAGGCCGCTGAGTGGAACGACTTTGACCCTGAAGATTTGGGTAAGGAGTTCAAGGCAAAGGGCCAGACCTACCGCATAGTAGGGTGGAACAAACGCGCACGGAAACGGCCTGTCCACGCCACCAGCCGTGGCAAGACGTTTGTCTTCGCTGAAGATGCCGTCCTTCGCGCCCTTGGACGTAAGAAGCCCGAACTGAGGGCTGTCTAATGTCGGACCCAAAAAAGTTTTACATGAACTATTATAAGCCCCTCATCGGGGCCAAGATCATCGACGCCACGATTGAAGTTCAAGATGATTTCGGTGCTGATCAATTCTGGCCCCAGATCACTGTTGAAAAAGACGGCCAACAGTTTGTCCTTGAGGTGTCTAGGGATGAGGAAGGGAATGGCCCGGGATTTCTCTTTGGCCTTCCTACCCCCCAATAGGGCAACCATACATCTTTCTAGGAAAGGAACAGTGGTGTGAAGGTTCTCGTTGCTTGTGAATTTTCAGGAATGGTCCGTGATGCCTTCATTAAGCGTGGGCATCACGCCGTTTCCTGTGATCTTCTTGAACAGGAAGGCACAGGCCCCCACTATGTCGGTGACGTAGCCGATATTATAGGTGAGGGTTGGGACATGATGATTGCCTTCCCACCATGCACCTATTTATGTTCATCCGGTCTTCACTGGAACAAGAGAGTTGCGGGGCGGCAAGCCAAGACAGACAGTGCGATAAGGTTTGTTCAAAGTCTGCTTGACGCGCCAATCAAACGCATCGCTCTAGAAAACCCTGTGGGTTGTATATCAACTCAGATAAGAAAACCCACACAAATCATCCAGCCCTATGACTTCGGCGAGGATGCCAGCAAGCGCACCTGTCTGTGGCTCAATGGTCTAATACCGCTCCATACCACATGCCGTATCAACGGACGCATAGTGAATGGAGTAGAGCGTTGGTCCAACCAGACTGACAGTGGGCAAAACCGGCTCGGGCCATCAGAGGACCGGTGGCGTAAACGGGCTATAACCTATCAGGGTATCGCGGACGCTTTCGCGGCCCAGTGGGGCAACAATGATACCCACTGAACTCAAAACCATCCATAAGGGAGACATCATATGACCAACTACGAACCCGGAACGCCCCATCAGGGTAAGTTTGTAATTTATTTGAGAGTGTCCACCTCACGGCAAGGCATCGACGGCCTTGGCATCGACGCCCAAAGGTCGAAGTGCTTTGACTTCTTGGACGGCGGCAAGTGGAAGGTCGTCGGGGAATATATTGAGGTTGAAAGCGGCACCAAGATCAAACGGCCCCAGCTTCAAGCGGCCCTTGAGCATTGCGCCCGTGTCGGCGCCACGCTTATCGTCGCCAGATTGGATCGGCTGGCAAGGAACGTGGCGTTTGTCTCGCGGCTGATGGAGAGCGGCGTGAAGTTCGTTGCCGCCGATATGCCCCACGCCAACAACCTGACGATTCATATCATCGCGGCGATGGCGCAATATGAATCCGAACTCATCTCAGAGCGCACTACGGCGGCCCTCGCGGCCGCCAAGAGGCGCGGCAAGCGGCTAGGTAGCCTAGAGATAGAGGCTGTGGCGGCAAAGGGACGTGCGGCTCGTACACTAACCTCTCAGGCTCATGCGGAGAATGTTTATCCGGTGATCGAGCGCATCCGCTCCTTTGGCATTACCACCTTGCGTGATATCGCCAACGAACTGACAGAGCGTAAGATCGAAACGCCGTCCCGGCAGGCTAAAATTGATTCCGGCACGGCCATATATGGTAAGCCTAGATGGCACCCTCAACAGGTGTCTCTGATTATCAAACGAGTAGAGGGAGAGTAATATGTTTCGTAATGTGGATTTTCTAAAAACGGTCTTGGAGGGGGTTGTTTTCGTAGCCTTCCTCGCCGGCACCATATCTATCACCATCATCATAGCGGCAATCATGGGCATTATATGACGGCACCTGACGTATTCAATGCTTTGCTACATCCCAGACCATCCGGGTACCGCGATAGGGACGCACCCTATTGGGCCACCGTGGTGTGTCTGGGTCTTTTTTCTCCCATCAATGAAGG